AACCCGGTCTTGCCAATTGTTCCTTTTATTAAGGATGAGCCCCATAAGTTAACTAAAATTCGCTCAAAGCGTTTTAGGCTGATATCAAATTTGAGTGTAGTTGAGGCTGTGGCATTCATGGTATTGTTTCATGACATGTGCGATGATGATGCGGTCAATTGGAAATCGAAGCCTTGGGCTATTGGTGCCGATTTGGACCACCGTGATTATGCTACTCATTATGTTTCTAAGGTTGGTAATGCGCCTTTGGATTATGATAAGAAGGGTTGGGATTGGACCGTTAACGAGATGGATGTGGTATTTCTTCGGAAGTATGCTGGTATGTTGTATGGCAACAACAGTGTGCAGTCCAAGTTGTTTACTGCTCCGTTTGGTGATGGCGTCAAAATCGTTTTTTATCTTCCAAAAGGGGTGGCCCTCGTACAGAGATATTTGGGTATTCTTAAATCGGGATGGTTCTTGACTCTTCATGTGAATTCGGTTCTTCAAGCAGCTTATGAGATGGGTTATAGAAAGACGGTGGAGATCCCCGATATGCAAGCCATGGGTGATGACTCAGTGGTTCGTAGATATTCTGTAGATGAGAAGTGTTACTTTACGTATTGGGAGGAGCGTGGTAAATTTTTGGAGACTGGAGAGAAGACGTTTTGTTCTAGGAAGTTGATTCAGATAGGCGAGGGTATACAATTACTTCAAAATCAAAATTTTATGAAGTCGGTTGCTAATATCAGTGTTCAAACTGATACAGCGAAGAAATTACAGGCGTTCTCTTCTTTGGTTTACAATTTTTGCTATGCTGACTCTCAAGTTTTGAATCGTATGAGTGATATTCTTGGTCCATTAGGTATTACAACGACTACTTATGTCAAAGTCTATGGTGATTCCTTGCTTAAAAGAGTGCGCGAAAAGATGATAACAACTGTTCCGTTGGATCATCTGGATGCTTAGTGTCGCCGGTCACGTAAAACGGTCTGTTTTCTCAGTTCAGTATTTAAAAACTGAGGCCCTCAAAAGATA